GGTTCACACCAGTAGGGACCATTGCTTAACTTTCGCGCGATGTAGTCTGACCGCTTTTGGATGATTTGAAAACATGTTTTGCAATAGAAATGGGTTGTGATTCCATCAGGCTCATAGACTTGAGCTGTCACTTGGAAGTCATAACAAACATCACACCAAAGTGGGAATTCCATCTCACAATGCAAACATCCCAAAAACCACCGATCATCCAACAGTGCTTTCGGGTTTCTACAGTGGAAGCAACGCTTGCATACCACTGCAGATCCAGCATGACCACAATTCTCATTCTAACAAGTACTACATGCTTCGTCGGTAGACATGCAGCCGCCATGCAGAGTTGGGTATTTTGCTAGACACCAATCCTTCAGTGCCTCCCACGAAGGAAAATGGCTCAACTTCCTCAATGGTTCCAGATCATGGTTAGTCACAATAGACATAACCCATTCTCTTTCACCATCATAATATTCTTTGCCATGAAAAAAAGGACTCCCTGAGATAAGTGTCAAGAGTATCCATGAGTTGCGCCTCATTAGAAACAGCCAATGATGGTAAACCATACATTAAACTACGTCTAGAGGATTTCTTCTCAAGGGGTCCTACAACGTGCCCAAGTTCAACATTGAAATCAAAAGTTCTTTTCAGAAACGTGACTTCCTTGACTGAAACATAGGGCACGGAAATGGCTTCCTTGTCAGCCATAGTGTACACAATACCTTGAGTTTCCAGAAAGTCAGCAAGAGTCGAATGACTCAAGTCACAACCTTCACGAATTCCCATCACATTGTCATCACCATAAGTGGCCAAAGAAACCCAATCCTTGAACATTCGATCGGGGTGAAGTTTGATAAAACACATCCTCACATAGATGCAATTAACAAGACAATTGATAATCACAGTGAGTGAATGACCAGATGGATTACCACCCTCGGTCATCACAATATCTCCATCAAGGTTCACAACAGGGAAAGCAATGTCATATTGCAAGGCTTCGATGACATTAATATCTTCTTGCGACCAACCGGCCCGTCGAGCAATAGCTACGAGCACACGGAAGGCTGCTAAGATAATCATTGGACTCATTGACTTGTCAAATTGCTTGTAATCGCCGGCACACATACGGTTGACTCCGAACTTAGTGAGGTCATGGTACAAGATCTCCCAATCAGGACCGAGAGCATCCGTTCCCGGATAACTCTCAAAAAGTGAGCGCTTCGACTGAATAAGAGCATTCATTTTGAGTAAATACTTTCTCATAACAATCGAGAACGCAAAAGGGCTGCCAGTGAAAAGACGAGTCAATTTCTTAGAAGCTTTCAGCTTAGAAATTACCTCATC